CAAATAAAATCAAAATCAAAAAACAAATAAAAACATAATAAAAGAAAATCAAAAAGAATAAATAAAACAAAATCAAAATAAAAATCAAAAAAACAAATAAAATCAAAAACAATTAAAAAATCCAAAAAAGAATATAAACAAATATATGATAAAAAAATAAATACTTATAATAAAGATATATATATTATATAATGAATAATAAAACTTTATAAAAATAAGTATTAATTAATTAAAAAACTATATAAAAAAGATATATACAAAAACACGTAATAAATAAGATATATTCTTTTTTTTCTTTTATCTTTTAAGATAAAAAGCCAAAATTCAAAAGCCCCAACCTGTCAATAAAATTTTTGACAGCTGTGTTTTATCAGTTAAGAATTGCTTGTAAAAAAAAATTTTGACGGACGGAGGAGGGGTAGCAACCAAATGAGAACGCATAAAATTTCAATAGTATTGTACCGCGCGCACCAAGGTAAAAAACAATTTACTGACAAAAATATCAGTAAAATAAACTTTCTCTTGACACGGCACACCAAATGCTTATAAAAGAACTGTCATTTATATCAGTTTCGGTATTAAGAACTATGATTTCATTAAGGACTTATAAAAAGAAATCGGACATATTAGTCCAGTTAGGGAAGGCTTCGGACGATACGAGGTACTTAGATAGAGCTATGGATAGAGGAGAGGTTATTGTTCTTAATATAAACTGAGTAGAAAGTTATGCTATATATAAGGAGGTAGAGAAATATTTTTTAGGGATACTTGTAGGAGAAGTGGAGTTGCTTTCTTCTTTGGGGGGAGATAGTGAAGCTTTAGCGGAGGCACAAGCAAATGTAGATTATTATGCTAAAGAGAACGAGGAACTTTCAGATAAGAATGCTGCCTTAGAGAGTATATTAGATAATTTAAGGAATAAGGGGATAGATATAGGTTATGGGAATGATTAGGTGTCCGAGTTTTTCGGACGTTTTATTTATATAATAGAGAATGAGATGGTGGATGTAATATTTGGGCATAGGTGGTGAAATGTTTGTCAGAGATGTGGAGTAGAGATGAAAAGGAAGGCTAAGTATTGTATAAAGTGTAGGAAGATAGTGGATAAAGAGCTTTCTATTAAGTATAGAGCAAAGAAGTAATTTTATCTTTTAAACATAATAAATGGCTGAGTTCATCGATTTAGAGAACAAAAACAACCACGCTGGAGTGGAGAGGAGAGAAGCTTCAGAGAAAGCAGAAGCTATACTCAAGCTTATTAATGAGTATAGGGTGTATGCTAATAGGTTTGAGAATTTACCTACTTGGGATGTGTTAGGTTTCTTAAACAAGTTACAGAATGAGCTATTTGAGAGGTATGGGAAGGAAGTGAATAATGGGGAGTTGGATAGAGCGAGGAATGATTATTTCCTAATGACACATAAGAAGCCGTTTATGGCTTGGAGTGTAGAGGAGATAAGGAAGAAGATGGAGGAGTTTAAGAGTTGAGAGATTGCTACTACTACTTTAGTTTCTAAGAAAGCAAAATGGAAGAAAGCAATGAAAAAGTAAGATGACCCCAAGAGAAGTCAAAGAACGTTATAGCTATTAGAGAGATAGTGAGGGACTGAAAGCCTTGAAGCTGAAAGTATAAGTGAGATGATAAGATAGCTATGAAGAAGAAGCTAACAGAGAAGCAAAAGGCTTTTGTAGATGAATACTTACAATCTCATAATGCCACAGCTGCTTATAGAGCTGCTAAGGGTACTTTAGCTAATAGAGAGGAATGGCTAGCTTCTGATAGAGGGAATGGTAGAGCTATGAAGAATTTGGATAAGGTAAGAGATTATCTTATGGAGAAGATAGCAACTGATGCTGAGTTATGTTTAGACTATCAGATGGAGATGATACAGAATGAGGATGTACCAGCAGCAGTAAGACACGATGCTATTAAGGATAGGCTTAATAGATTATGAGTATGAAGACAGAAGGAAGAAAGCACAGACTTTACTGGTATCTGAGAGGTTACTATTACTATTAAGCATAAAGCCCCAGAGGTAATTGAGGGGGAAGTTTTAGATGCTAACGAAAACGATGGCTAACTTATTTAACCCACAGTTTGAGATGACTGAGAAGCAAGCAGAGTGCTGGCAGTATCTCACTGATAATACATATAGGAATATCTGATTTGGGGGATGAGCTTGATGAGGTAAGAGTGTTGTTTGAGTTATGCGATTATTATATATGTGTTGGAAATATCCTTGAACAAGGTGGTTTATAGGACGTAGAGAATTATCTAACCTTATGAAAACAACAGTTAATACCTACTATAAAATCGGACAAATCTATGAAATACCTAAAAAGTTTATGTGAAGGCTAGATAAGAAATACAATATTATAAGGTTTGAGAATGGAAGTGAGATACTCTTACTAGACTGTGCTACGCAGCCAGCAGACCCATTATTCACAAGGTTTGGGTCTTTAGAGTTGACTTGAGGTTTCATAGATGAGGCGAATGAGATAGATGAGCAAGCTGTTACTATCCTAAAAACACGTATTGCTAGGCAGAAAAACAAGGAATATGGCTTAGTACCTAAGCTATTATGTACCTTCAACCCAGACCAGTGACGAGTAAAGAGAACGTTCTATACTCCACGAAAGAGTGGAACGCTTCCAGAAGATACAATATTTATCCCATCTTTAGTTACAGATAATGAGTTTATAGACCCAGAGTATATAAACCAGCTTAGGAACTCAACAGATGAGATTACTAAACAGAGGCTTCTATACTGAAACTTTGATTGGTCTTGAGATGCTTGAAAGCTATTTAGACACGATGAAATCGAAGACTTGTTCGAAACCAATATAGAAAAGAAGGACACAATGTATATGAGTGTGGATGTTGCTAGGCTTGGAGATGATAAGACTGTTATTTGTATTTGGAGGGGGTTAGAATGTATCAAAATCTTACATTATGATAGGAATACTATAGATGAGATAGCAGCCAGAATAAAAGATTTAGAATATTCATATAATGTATCAAGACATAATATAGTAATAGATAGTGATGGAGTTGGTTGAGGTTTAGCCGATTTGCTTAGATGATGTACCAATTTCGTAAACAACAGTCGTCCATATAGATTTGAGCCAGAGAAAAAATGATTAGTCCTTAGAAACTATGCCAACCTAAAAGCTCAATGCTACTTTAAGCTTAAAGAAATGATGGAAAAAAGGCTTGTTAGAGTTTATGCAGACTGAGTAATAAGGGATAGATTATCTGAAGAACTAGAAAACATCTTTATATCTGGTATAGATACAGATGGAAAGGTAAAAATAGAGGATAAAAAAGACCTCAAAAGAAGAATAAACCGCTCACCAGACTTTGCAGATGCTATTATGTTTAGAATGATATACTTAGTCCAAGAAACAGAAGCTAATAGTGAGATAATCACTGGTACTTACGAGATAGATTATGATGACTTACTATATTAGTGCGTGAAAAAATTAAAAAATAAGAAAAATTCACGCTAAAATAAAGGCTTGTTTCAGAAAGTTGCTCTATCCTTCTTACTTAGGATAGAGTTTTTCTCATTAGGGTCAATAACTGCGTCATTAACAATATCTAATGCTTCATCCATTGTAATATATTTATCATACTTTCAGTCTATCCGTCTTCAAACCAATGGAATAACTAAAACCCTCTTTCAGAGTTTCTCCGAATAATCAATAGACACTCATCTTAGCTTGTACTTAATCATTATATATATAGTAGTAAATAAAAAAACCACAGGTGACAAATCTGTGGTCTTTTATAGCAGTATAGAAATTTTTAATTTCTTGCTAATGTGCAAATTTGGGTCTTCGCAAGAAGATTTATAAATATTTTTTATAAAAAATCAAGACAAAATTAAAAAAATCGCACTTTTTTATTCTTTATATTATATATTATCTTATAAATCATATTCTTTAAATAATTTCCTAAAACTATAACATACTGGATATAGGAAACGAAAGGCTTAGATATGGTGTCAAAACCCTTTATAGAGAGCAAGAAATTTTTTTAATTTCCACGCTAATTTCTTAGCTAATTACGACCAAAACTATTACTTTATACACTTTTATACTGCACTTTGTGTATATCTGTCGTAATTCTCCCTATAAAGAGTTTACCTATCTTAAGCTAGGCACACCGTATCATTCATAACACACTGGCGTATGAGGTATCCGATAGGATGAGATACGGAGATGGCGAAGACCCTTCAACTTGCCATCCGCAAGCATTACTGCTCGTGTCGTTCCCTTTATAATGAAAAAAAATAAAAAATCAAGAGAAAATTAAAAAAAGTTTTAAAAAAAGTTTTCAGATTTATTTGAGAATATGTCAATATATAAAAACAATAGCATACTTGAAATACTATAAATAATACTTAATCACTGTGGTAGTAGAATTTATATTGCTTAATCAATATGAAGATTTCCGAAGTATTAAGCCAAGAAGACCAAGATAAGCTCTTAGCCCAAATTGATAGAGAATATCAAGCTGGGTTTGATTATGTTGTAAATAAGAGAAACCAATATAGAGATAGAGTTATCAGATGGGACAAACAAGCAAAAGACCCAAACAAAATCAATATCAATATGATAGCAAACTCTATTGATACTCTTATTGCATCATCTTATACTGACTGATTAACTGTTAATTTCGCCTCAGCTGATGGTTGGATGTCTGCCGATAAAGCAGATAATCTTAATTATATGGCAGAGTTCGATAATAACGAACAAGATTATCAGCAGTTATATTATCAAAAAGAGCAAGATAGGTACTTCTTTGGAGTTTGAATTAGATATAGATATGGTTGGGACGATGTTAGGAAGATGCCTAAATTTATGGTTATCAACCCTCTAAGTTGGATACCAGACCCTATACCTTCTCAAACTGGTAGTTTCGATTGAACTTGATACAGATTTCACTGATTTGAGTTCACAACTACTATGATGGACTTAATAGAAGACGGAAGCTACGACAAAGAGCAGTTAGATAAGGTAGTATGAGCATACTTTAGTCCAGAAACACAGCAAAACTGGGTAGCTTATGCTTCAGCTTACAATTATGTAATGCCAACTTGTTGTGATGACCTAAAGACTAACTTCTCTTTAGATGTTTATCATCACTTTACTAACTTCAATGGTAAGAAATACATAGTTACTCTTACAAATGCAAGAAGAACTGTATTAAGAATAAAGGAATTAGAGCCTATATTAAAGGAGGAAAAGAAAAACCCAGATATGATAGAGTTTCCTATTATCTTAAACTACTGGAAACCAAGAAGAAATGACCCATTTGGAGAGAGTGTATGTGATAAATTGGATGATAAACAAATCGCAAAGACAATATTATTCAACTTAAACATAATTAAAGCCAAGAAAGAAGCTCTAGGTGGAGATTTCATCTGGAACTCAAGACTTATAAAGAATAAAGACGACATCCTTAAACCAACAACTAATGGTAGAAACATCTTTGTTGATACTATGGAGAACTTATCTAATGTTGGAATGGAGTTGCCAAGAAGCCAAATCAAAGCTGATAGCCTTAATATGATTACATCTCTTGAAAATGAGGCTATGCACGATACAAATATAGATAGTTTACAGCAGGGTATCGTATCTGGAGGTAGAACAACTGCCACAGAGAGCCAAATAGCACAAGCAAACTCTAACATTATTGGTTTACTTAACAATAAAGTTAATGCTTGGGGAGATAAAAGGTTTTGGTTTGAATGGTGGAAAGGTTATCAAGAGAATTTCTCTGAAGTTGATGAGAAAAGTGCAGTTATCGTATCTAACTTTGAGATAAAATCTCTAACTTTGAGAAAAGATGACTTCTTCACTAAACAAATTCCACACATTATACTTTGAACTAAGGCTGATTTACAGTCTAAGAACGAAAAAGAGCAAATATTCTGGGATAAATACCTATGAATGATGCTAAACAACCCATCTACACCAGATGTAAGTAAGAGAATAGCTCAAAGAATGTGTTATAGGGTAAATGGAAAGACACCTAACGAGATTAATGTGCTAGTTCCATTAGAAAATGATGAAACTGTGGCTATTAACTTCGTAGAGATGATAAATCTTAATGTTGTGCCTAAATCTATATTCCAATACCCACAAGAATACCTTAGAACTTTCTGGGTTTACTTCCAGAAAGCTGAGAATACTAAAGCTAAAGACGTTGTATTACAAGCTCTTAGAAATGCTATGGTTAAAATGCCTTTACAACAGCAAGTTAACCCACAATTCACAGAGATGGCTAATAGCTCAAGTAATATAGCAATGTCACAAGCTATGCAGAGTGCTGATAAAAACATCGTATCAAGACAAGACTTGATACCTTGACAGTCTAGTGCTACTGCTGCATCTATTATTTAATCTTTAATGTAACTAACAATGCTTAAGAAAGAAGTAAAGAGAAGACAGTGGGGGATACCAGCTGTACAAACAGCACAAAGAGCAGAAGTAGATTACCTTATGCCTACAGAAACTCCAACTGAAACACCTACAGAAACGCCTACAGAAACACCAACTGAAACGCCTACAGAAACTCCAACTGAAACAGAAACTCCAACTGAATAAGCTTTTATATTACTAATATATAGAGAATGAAGGAATTAATTATTAAACTCGAGAGCCTTAAAGACAGCAAAGAATGGGAAAAAGCTGTTGCTAAGCTAAGAGAAAGTAAGGAGGAACAAAACAAAATCTTATTAGAGTGAATGAAATGAGATGAATGAGATGTAATTGGAACTGCTTACTATTCAGAAGCCGATATGATTAGACACGAGATTAAATTCATTAGTGAGTTAATCTGAGGTCTAAAAGTAAAGGACAAAGAAACTAGAGAAGCTTTGGTTGCAGACTTAGAGAAATCTATGAACTGGAGAATAAATAGGCTTCTTGGTAAAACACACGAGTATAAGTTAGATAATATAGTTTATGAAGACGCATACACAACTGAAGACTTATACAGAGCTGAAAACCGATGGATAGAATGCTTTGAGAACTTACCTTCTAAGCTTGCTGAGGAACTTAAAGTTAAGGAACAGCAAGAAGAAGCTACAAGGGAGGCAGAAGTTCAAGAACAAATTGATGCTCTAAGTAGCTTAGAGCTTAACGGTCTTTAATAGATATACAAGTCGAGGGTATTATATGGGGTGTATAGCAAGCCTAGTTATGCACCTACATATAATTGTAACTCCTTCGCCCTAGTATAAGGCACATTTTATACTTTAATTGTTACGATTATGCCAACACAAGACGAACTCATCCAAGCTGAATTGGATGGGACTATTGAGCAGTTAGAGGCTCAAGCTGACGAGCAAGAAGCCGAAGAAGTAACACAAGCTCAAGAAACAGCTGAACAACCAGCTGAGGAAGTTAAGGAAGAAGTTGTAGAACAGCCTAAGGAACAACCTAAAGCTGATACCACTACAGAAAAACAATCTTCCGTTATGAAACTCCTAAAACAAAGGAATGAAGCAAGAGCAGAAGTTGAAAGACTACAAGCTCAAGCTAAAGACACAGCTGACCTAGAAGCTAGAATTAAAGAACTAGAAGAAGGTATAGCTGCACAAGAACTTCAGAAGGAAGCCGAAAAAGAAAAAGCTGACTTCTATGAGAAATACCCTAGTGCCAAATGACACGAAGAAGGTATTGAAAAGATAAGAGCCGAAAAGGACTTATCGTATAGTGAGGCATTTCAATTATATGCTGCACAAAACGACCCTACACTGTTATTGGACGAACAGTATAGACACAAGTCACAATCTGGTGCTACTCTTACTGGAGTTGCTAAGCCACAAGAGGTTATCAAGACCCCTAAGAGCCAAGAAGACTTTAATTCTATGAGTGATGATGACTTCTTAGCTTGGAGTGATGGAATGGCAAAGACTGAAAGAGCTGCGGCTGGATACATTAAATAGTCCAAACCGTTTTAACCCTATTTATATCAAACAATGGCAAACAATTTAGATGCTTTTAGTCCAGAGTACCGAAGTGCTAGGACACAAAGACTTCTTAAAAAGAAGTTAATCGCTAGAGAGATAGCTTCAATGGAAGAACAAGCTGTCTTAAGAGATGGAGATATGGTACATAGACCATATTATTCAGATGTAGTAGTTAATAACTACGTTAAAGGAACTGATGTTACAGTTCAAGATGTATCTGCAACTGACGAATACTTAGTTGTAAATAAATCAAAAGAAGCTACTGTATATATCGATGAAATCGATGTTAAACAGAATAAATACGATGCTGCTAACAAATACATCGACCGTATGACTTATGCTTTGAAGAAAGATATCGATGGTGCTTTCTTACAAGAAGTATTAAATGCAGAATACACTATGGATGATGGAGATATGTGAGGAACTGCTGGAAACCCAGTAACTGTATCTGTTGCTAATGCGTTCAAATTATTCACTCTTACAGAGGCTAAAATGAATGCAAACGACATCGAAGATACTAAACCTTGGTTCTTCGTTATTACTCCAGATGTTAAAGCTAACATCCAACAAACTAACTTAGTTAACGGTTTCCAACAAGCTGATGCTGCTTTAAGAGGAACACTTAAAGGAATGGGATACTTAGGAACTTGGGGTAACTTCAATATCTTTGTTTCTAACAATGTAGCTCACTCTAACTTAGTTACAGTTTCTTCTTTGGCTGCTGCTGATACATTAACTATCAACGGTGCTAAAATTACTTTCGCTGCTGCACCTGCTGCTGCTGGACAATGTAAACCATCTGCTGCTGCTTTAATCGGAATGATTAACGGAGTAATGGGAACTGCTGGAGATTACGTTGAGTTCTCAGCTGCTGACAGAGCAAAATTACTTTGAGTAAATGCTAAAGCAGTTGCTAATGGAAGTGACGTAGAAATCATCACAGCTGGACACGTTGCTTACTCTCAATCTGGAGTTACTCTAGGAGGAGAAGTTGCACACTGTTGGGCTGGACAATACGGATGTTCTGATATGGTTATTCAGAAAGATGTTGCAGTTCAAAAGAACAAAGAGCCTAAAAAGACTGGTTACAACTATCTTTGTTGGACTTTGTACGGAATTAAGACATTCACTGAAGGTGCTAAGAGATGTATTGACGTATTGGTTGCTTAAACCCCTCATTCTCTTAAATAGCTGGCTGCCTCGTGCAGCTGGCGACCCTAAGAGGATGGCTTTATATCTAAAACAACCTTAATGAAACCAAGTGAAATAATATCATTAGCAAGAAGACAGACTTGATGTACTGAGGACATTGTAACCACAGATGAGGCTTACAAGTTCCTTAATTTCATTATAGAAGACTTCTGAGCAGACATAAGGAACTCTGATAGTTGATATTGATACGACGTACTACAAATACCAGTAGTATGAGGACAAGTTCAATATACTTTCACAGAAACTCCTTGAATTATGTCTGAAAAGTTCCCTATGCACAAGATACAAGCTGCGTGGATAAAAAAACCAGACTGAAAATGGAGAGATTTACCAGTTCATTTCGTTGACAAAGTAGATTTAAACCGTTTAACAGAGTTAAAAGAGCCACTTGCTTGTTTCATAACGAGAACAGAGCTTAATTTAATTCCAGCACCAAAGGAAAGCACAATATTGGAGATTTGGTGATTTGATTATAACCCATTACTTCAACCAAACATTTGGACTATTACAGTAAATAGTCACGACTATACAAGAAGTCCAGATAATGATGCTAAATGAACACCATACCCTTATGCTTGGGAAAGCATTGGTAGTATTATCTATACAAATAGCTTAGAGCCTACTACTTGAAATGCTTATGAAGATTTCCAATGAACTACATTAGCTTGAACTATTGATGCTTACGATGTAGAAATTACAGATAAGGAGGAGAATATCTTTATTGACAAAAGATGGCATTATATAATAGTTGAATGACTTAAATATTGGATGTATGGTAATATGTGAGTTAACTTTGAAACTGCTAGAAATAATAGTAGAGCCTTCTATGATAGTGAGAAGAACAAAGCTATCCAGAATATAGTTGATAGATGACAACTTGCCGATACGGCATACTTTCCAGATTTAAACTTTCTTAATTACTAATTATGGCTGACAATACTAAAATCTGACCAATATTTAGATGAGCTAACTGAGGTCTATCAGACGACCCCTTTACTGGTATTAAAAACTCTTTCTATTTCTCAAATGATATGGAGATTAGAGAGGATGCAAAAAGTATTTATCCTAAATGAGTACCAGCTTATGCTGACCCAAACAAAAAATTTGAGATACCAGATACCGAGCAAAATATAGTAAATATAACATACTCCAAAGAGGGTGATTGAGATTATTCTGGTTGGATAGTTTGTACAAACACTAAAATCTATTTAGTGAATAATATAAATGGTGTTAAATTATTGTGTACTATGTCAGAAACCATTAGAGATTTGGAAATATTCAACTGATATATATACGTATCCACAAAAGATTATTTATATTATAAGATAGATAATTGACTTAATCGGTGAAATATGGCTAGTTCAACCGATGCAAGTTACGTAAATTATGGAAGATGTGCTACACAATTCACGAGTGCTTGACACCACCCATTATACTGAACTAGCACAGTATTATGTGTGTGAGATTGAGATAAATTAAGAATAGTAAATAGAGAGGTTTGGAATGTGTTACAAGACTGATTTTCGGTGCAAAAAGAATACTATATTATGTTTATAGATGAACTTGGGGCTTACGTAAGGGTAACTGCAAATAACTCTCCATATTGAGCTGAGGTATTGCTTTGGGATAAGGTTAGTAACGCACCAACGGAAGTAATATATCTTGAATGATACCATATTGTACAAAGCTGTATATATAACTGATATCATTATTTATTAAGCAATAAGTGACTATGATTATTAAACTGATATCAGTATTATTTACTTAAAAAAACAGATGCAGAAATAAATAGCTCTACTAGAAATGGTATGGTAGTATTTGATGATAAATTATACTTTGTCGCAAATGACTGAATATATATCTATTGAGCCAAAAACAAGAACTATGCCGACGTTCTTAATTTATGGCATAAAGTAGAAGGTAAATGAACTATGTGAGCAATATGAGTAAACGAAGATTATATAATGATAAGTAGGAATAGAATATATAATAGCTGAGTTTACACAAAAGCTGCTGTATGAATTGGTAGTTGACTTGCGGAAAGTTGAGAAATACAGACAATGTGTTACTATTGAACATCTATGTCTGAGATTAAACAGAGTATGTATTTGAGAGTTGGTTATCACATTCCT